GTGGCTGCCTCTGCCTGTGCTAGAGACGTCAGTGTACACTGTACCTGGAATTCTGTTCGGTTGGGCCGATCGGAGTGACTTCATAATGTGGCTCATGCTTAATCGCAGATTTGTTATCACCGTGGTGATTGGAATCGCATTCGCTATGAGCTGTTGGTACCCAAAGATCACCCTCCGTAAGTCTTACGTGCAGTACGTAGGTGCGGAGCGTGATGACCCATCAAGCTGTCGCCGCACGATAACTTGGTGGGTACCCACTCGACACATCCGCGGCTGGATTTCTTGTGCTATTTGGCTCACACGAGTCATGGACTTCTTTCCAAGCTATTGGACGCCTCAACGTGTTCAGCTTGAGAATGGGGACGTATGGTACAGATCGAGTGCAGTAGTTGGAACCAACACAGACGATATCGAGCAGTCTGAGCTGCGTCACTATGTGACGCGGCTGGGAAGCCGTGTCTGCCACGAAGTGACATCCGATGTCCTCGACATGATCCTATGCGGTCAAACCCGTAGCAAGAAACTAGGGGTAGGCCAAGTAGCAATCATGGCAAAGAAAGGAAGGTATACCAAGCTGAGTAAGCTTGATCAAGTTACTATCCAGGCCTTTCTTTGCGCCTTTTCGGAAGAGCGTAAAACGCCAAAACCACTTAGGGTGGCACCCTTTGTACCGCAAGCTTTGCCAGTTTATGTACGCAAGCCCCTGGAGGTACCAGAGTATGGGAGCTCACTCACCTTGATCATGGATCCAATTCTGCCGGCCCCGGTCGGTCCTGCCATTAAAGACAGGTCAGTTGCTAAAGATTGCATTGAAGAGAGAATCATGAAGCCGCAACGGGAAGCACAAGACAGGCTGAACCTGAGCCTGTTCCATTACCGGTGCATCAAGGAGTTCGTGGACATGGTAGTTCCGGAGGGAGGAGCTGTACCCTTCACGATAGAGGAACTCGAGGACAAGCAGAAAAGGCCCAGTCAACTCCGCATGATAGCGGAAGCGCTGGATTACTACGGCACTGACCCGAATGAAATCGGAGACTTCAAGGCAAGCGCATCGACCGCAGCCTTCATCAAAAACGAGCCCTACAAGGGCCCGGATGAGTCTTATGAAATCGACGGAAGTGAGTGGCGTGGAGAGGGAGATTTCGAGGAAGCCATGAAAGCCATTCGTGCAAAATCCAAGAACCCCAAACCAGCACGGCCAATTCATCCATCCCCTGAGGAGAACCACATAGCCCACATGAAGGTGCAGTACAGCTGCATCATCCATGGCCTTGTGAGATTCCTCAAGGATGTTGAACGGCCGTTTGAGAGTGAGGAGGCAGAATCCGTACCGGGACTGCACTTCTATGCGTTTGGCAGGACCCCTGTCGAGACCGCGGAAATCTTGGCCACAAAGATGGCCGGGGCCAAATCCGCTTGTCTATCAGACTTGTCACGCATGGACGGCACGGTACTGGACGAAATGAGGACCCATCTCGAGCTCCTTGTGCTCCGTAAGAGCTTCACGGACCCGGTTGATTTCAACCTGGCACATGCAGCCTGGAAAGCACACCAAAAGGTGCGATCGAAGATGAATGGAGTGTGGTACGAGACCGAGGCCCAACGCCTGAGTGGCGAGCCTGGGACGTCTCTTATGAACACCCTCCTCTGCGCGCTAACAGCGTATGTAGCATATCGCTCGTCAGGGCATCAGCCCGTGGCGGCCTGGAACAATCTGGGCTTCTACGGTGGTGACG